TGCTCATGATAAAAAGTAATTAAAAGTATCTAGTTCGTTTTTTAAATCTTGTTGAAAAGAAAAATTAAGTTGTTGTTTCATTGTATTTAAAGACTCCATAATCTGTCTTTGATTATCTACATCGTATTCTTCTTTTGGTTCAGGTATGTAATTAGTTATTTTGGCCATTACTCTTCACCGTATTCCATGTCACCAGCCATAGCTCCAGGTGATGAACTATAATCTCTACCACCCCCACGTGCAGCTGCTTCTGATGCAGCTTTACGGCTACCGTATCCTCCATAACCTGTTTGACTAGATGCTTTTATACTATCCATCATTCCTCTAGTATCAACACCGCCAAGACCAGCTTGATTTAAGAGTCTGTCTAGATTTTTCTGGCTAAAGCTTTTACCTGCCGCTCCTCTTTGTAACATGTTTGATATTCGGTTAGTATTTCTTCTGTACGCTCTCATAGGCTCTGAATAGTATCCACCTAAAGCATTCATTTGATTTAATTGTGCTGGTGTATATCCATAAACACCCATAGGTGCAGACCTATAATTAGGAGAATCACGAAAATTTAAAATTCCTTTTAATTGGCCTAAAACTGAATTTTCTCCAAAAGGTAAAAAAGATGTTAAACTTTCTAAACCTCTTTTTAATTTACTACCAAAAGGTTCGTTTCCTAAATACTCTACTTGTTCTTGATCTGCTTCGTTAGCAACACCCATATTTGCAGGTAAGCTTTGTAAATTTAAAGATGGTAAACCCTCTAATCTATTTGCTGGTAATTGTGGTACTTTATTTGTATTAGGCATTAAATAATTAGGTTGAAGAGATAGTGAATTATTATCTACAAATCTTAATGTGTCATACGGCAGATCAGGTGATAAAGAAGTATCATTAACCATGGGTGCACCAAAATTAGGATACAAAGGTTCTAATCCCTGTTTAGGAAAAACTTGTTCAGTGCCTGTATTAAAAAAATTAATATCACCTTCTGTATCTACTAAATTTCCTTGTGCATCAAAAACTATTGCCATTATCTTCTTCCGTCTGGTTGCGCATCTAATCTAAGTGTGCCATATCTCCATGACTCACCTACTGCTGTGTTGGCTATCTGTACAGAAACTAATCTGCCTCTAGCTCTTGTATCTACCTTATCAGTCGTAGAGGTTATTGTAAAGGGTCCAAGAGGTGAGCTAACCGCTACGTCATCTGGATAACTGCTTACAAATAAAGTTACTTGAGCATTACCTGTTTGGTATTTAAAATCAGGTATAAATCGTTTAACGGACATAAAGAATTCTCCATCGCCTCTATAATCAGCAACCCCTGTTGCCTGACCCAAGGCGCTCTTACGTGAAGTAATATCCCAATCTCCAGATCTAATAAAAGCATCTATAGAAGTTGTGCCTGTGCTGTTAACTTGATCGGTTCCTACTTCATGAGCATAGTAAATACTAGCTCCATATAAATTTGTAATACCTAATATATCTGGAAATACAGGTGTAGCTGTTTTAGTATACTCTGTTGCATATGGAGCATTAAATACCCCTTGGTCTTGATACGTAGTTCTAGCTAATGATGAAGTTGTCCAAACATTTTCTGAGTAATTATAAGTCACACATCTATCGACTTGATCAGATCCATCTTTTGGATAAAACCAATTTATTTCTGTATATAAAGTATTAGGTGAAGAATAGATAACATCTCTCGAATTTAAATTAATACCTAGATTATCCCCATCTGTACTAAATACAAAATCTTCTACAAGTGATGGTAATGATTTAACTGTACCATCATATACAAAAAATCCACCTTCGGCTGACATCCACCACACAGCACCGTTTGCATAAGACATGGCGTGTTGACCAATGCAACCACAGTTGGTACCAACTTGTCTAACAGAAAAAGTAAAAGGTGGACCAACAAATTGAATTACATAAGCTGCAACATCTGTTGATACGAAGATATAATCTTTACCTTGTATAGCTGCTCTAATCTCATTACCGCTGTCTAATCTAAATGTACCAGCCGTATTAGTAGCAGTTGGTGCATAAGTATTTAAATCTTCTTGATTTGAAAATCTTACAAACATAGGATCTTGTGTTGCAGCATTTCCTATAGTTGTCTCTGTTCCTAAATGAAATACATGTCTATCTCTATCTGACACAATGGAAATTCTTGTGGCTGTTGGATTGTTTGTTGTGTTAAAATTAGTGGTTGTTTGAGAAGCTCTGACACCTCTAGGAGAGGATGCTCCAGCATCCCAAGTAAAAGTTTTACCATTAAATATAGTTGCAACAAGGACTTCACCAAAGTTATCAAGACTCCAGTTTCCTGGATCTAAAATTACATTGCTTACTGTTCTTTCAGTTCCCCATGTACTATCGTTCCATAAATAAGTTCCCCAACCATAACCAGCAGTTTGAAAAGTAGGACCCACTTCAATATAAGGATTAACAGTTGCAGCACCAGCTGCAGTCATACCTGAGCCTCCTTCATTTCTAGAAGCTAGTATAGTAAACTTGTCTACATCTGGAGTTGTTTGTATCTCATAAACTTTTTCTAATTCTGCAGGTGTATAGTCTGAAGCACCTGTAACAGTCACACTAGATAATGTCACATATCTTCCTTTAGCTAAACCGTGAGATCCTTTATTTATAGTTACAGTATTTGAACCATTAACAGTTGTTATAGTGCATCCTGTAATAGCTGTATCCAATGGTGTGATATCAAAAAAATCATTACCATAATATAAAAATAAACCTTGAGACGTTCCAATAGCTGTGTATTTTTCACCTGCAAAAGAAGTAAAAGCATGTTGTTTTCTAGCTGCTCCTGGTAATGTTTTTGATGCAGCTGTTAATTGATTCCAACCACCTATTTTTTCAGGTAGTCCATATCTAAATCTAACAAAATCACCATCCGTCCATTGCCCTTCAGCACCAGATTCTGTGTCTTGTTTGTTAAAACCAGGCTTGAAATTTAATTTTTGTAGCATATAGTACGTTATATAACACTTATTTAAATTATGAAAGAAAGATCTTAATGGAAAAAACTGTAAATATAACCAACTTTATTGGTGTGTACGATAACTACATACCTAAACAAGAATGTAATAAAGCAATTAAATTATACGAAGATCAAAATAAATTTAATAATACGCTTAACAGAATTGCAGGTGAAAAATCTTCTATCCTTCATAAGCAAGATCAACAATTTTTTGCTGGATCAGAGAATATAACTGTTTGGTGGGAAGCTTTAAAACCTATGATGGTAAATTTTGATTTAGCATGGCAACACTATAGTAAAAATGTTGGAGCTATGGATTCTTATGGCGTAGATCAATTTTTCTATACAAATTTAAAAATTCAAAAAACACTTCCGACTGAAGGTTATCATGTTTGGCATGTTGAACATAATAGAGGACATGAAAATGAACCAAGAGCATTTGTTTTTAGTGTGTATTTAAATGATGTCGAAGATGGTGGAGAAACAGAATTTTTACATTTTTCAAAAAGAGTAAAACCTAAAACAGGTAGAATAGTTATTTGGCCAGCAGGTTTTCCCTATGTTCATAGAGGTAATTCTCCTTTGTCTGGTGAAAAATACATACTTACTTCGTGGATGATGTTAAGATAAGTATGAACAAATATATTAATTGTATTAATTATTTAGTCTCTAAAAAAACTCAAGAAATTTCACACTCTAATAAAAGTCTATTTCAACATTTGATAAATGTATACAATAAATTAAGAAAATGGGAACGTGAAGAAGATTTATGTTATGCAGGTTTATTCTATTGTATTTATAATAAACTAGAAACAGACAGATCTGTTATTAAAAATTTAATAGGGTCTAAAGCTGAATCTTTAATTTATCAATACAAAGAAAATAAAACTAAAAATAAAAATACAAAAATAATTCTTCTTGCTAGTAAACTAGATGAAAATATGATTTTAGTTTTTGATGACTATCTAGATAAACAAGAAATTGATACAAATTATTTTTATTTTAAAGATCGTGTAGCTTGGAATTTTCTAGGCTTTGGAAGAACACCTATATGGAGAAAGTTTAATTATTTGTTAAAATGTAAGAATAAAATAGAAAAAAAATTAAAAAATCATACTGAAGACATATTAAAAAATATACATATATTTGATTTATTACAATCAGAAAGAACGTATGCCAGTGCTAATCCTTACGGAACCATTCATGAATCACACGTAGACTATGAAGAAACCTTAGAGTCAAAAGGAGGTATCACAGTTATGTATTATTTAAATAATTTTTGGGAATTTAATTTTGCAGGGGAAACTGTTTTTTATAATAAAAATACTCAAGATATATTAAAAAGTGTTCTTCCAAAACCAGGGAGAATAACTGTTTTTGATGGTGCTATAGAACATTGTGCTAGAGAAGTAAGAAGAGATGTTAATGATTTAAGAATGGTCTTAACTTTTAAATATAAAATACATTTAGATTAAGAAGAATAAGAAGTAGGTCTAGCACCTAATCTAGCAATTTTGTCAGAATTACTTTCGCCTTCAATATTATCATCGTCCCAATCTTTTTGTAATTGAGTTAAATGAGCTGCGTCCCATCTAGTAATAAAATCTTGAAAGTCACCTAAATTTGCATCTTCCCAAGAAGAGTGTGAAGTTCCGTCTCTGTATTCAACAGTATCACTAGGATTAGCTGTTCCATATTGGATTGCCCAAATATTATTCCATTTTGCTAATCCCCAGAAATCATTATCTACGATTGCATAAGCCTCAGCTCCATCACCACTTTGTTTAATGATTTTTTTATCGTCAAATATTACTGTCCATGTTGAATTTGTTGCCATATTTTCTCCTAAGTCTTAATAATATAAATAATTGTTAAATAAGGTTGTAATACCGAAGTTGCATCACCTGAAAAGTTTGCACTCATGTTGTGTGAGTGACCACTACCAGAACCTGCGTTATTTGCCAGGTCACCTCTACTTGTACCTGATACACCAGAACTATAATATCTATTAGCTGCTGAACCCCCATTACCATTTTGTACTTTTATGCCATGATTGTGAGATGCAAGTTGTGATTCTGATAAAGTTGCATTCGCAGTTGAACCACCAACGTTTCCAGTTGAAGCTACAGTGTTTGCTCCACCAGTTGAAGCTAAAGCTTTGTTATTAGATTTTCCAACTGCTACGTTATCTTGTAAGTTAGGTACATTAAAAGTAGATGAACCATCACCACCACCATAAGTAGAAGCTACAATTGCAAATAATGCAGAGTAAGTTGATCTTGAAACTGCTTGACCATTACACTCTAAGAAACCTGTTGGCACTGAAGCAGAAGACCACGGCACAATAGTAGCTG